CACGAAACGAATATAAAAATTATTTGATTCTTGAAAATGCTTTTATAGGCGCAAAAGATGAAGCAAAGGCCATTGGTAATATTAATCCGTCGCGTCTTTCTGGCGCTGTGAATGCTGCTGAGAAAAAAGGTTACGTTGGAACTAAAGACGAAATTTATAAGTTAGGAAAAGTCTCCAACTACATTTCTGGACAAGATGAGGAAGATATAACTAAAAAACTTATGTCTCTTGCAAGGAGATTTGTGCCGATAGGCGGGTTTACTGGGGCTGGGGCTGCTTTAGGCTCACTTGTCGGGTCACCTGTTGTTGGTGGCATTTTGGGAGCCGGTGCGGGGAAACTTGCCTCAACGAAAACGGGGCAGAAATTATTTGCCAATCAAATGTTTGCTGAACCAATAGCTTATGGTCCTACAATGGCTACTGGCGTTCGTGAAGCATTGCAGCCTGACGAACAGCCCGAGCAAAAAGCCGTTGGCGGTCTTGCCAGCCTGAAGAAGCGTTACGGGTGAAGGCGGTCCTGGAGCGCCTGGAGAGTTCCGACCAAGGCACCTTTGGGCGCATAACCTTTGGCGGCACGACGCTGTTTACCGGCGAGCTACCCGAGAAGGGCAACGCCTCGAACGCCTCCTGCATCCCGGCTGGTACATACAAATGCGTGTGGACTTATTCACCAGCTTTCAAGCGCAGAATGTACTTAGTGGACAGAGTCCCTAGTCGAGCCGGGATACGCATACACTCAGCGAACTTTATGGGCGACAGGTCTTGCGGCCTGAAGTGCCAGCTATACGGGTGCATCGCGCTTGGCGAGCGGTTGGGCGTAATGGATGGGCAGAAGGCCGTGTTGCTGTCAGCATGTGCGGTGAGGAAGCTAGAGGCTGCAATGGCCCGACAGCCGTTTGAATTGGAGATCGTCGATGCTAGGGATCCTGGGATCAATATTTAGCGGCGGCATAACCGGCTTGTTGGGTGTGGCGTTCCAACGCTTCTTTGACTTCCTGAAAGTTAAGCAGGAACTCGAACTGCGAAAGCTAGACCATGAGCATGAAGCCAACATGCGCCGTATTGACGGCGAACTCATGGCCCAGGAGTGGGCTGCGCGTACCCAAGTGGCAACCATCGAAGCCACCGCCAAGGAGACTGTAGCGGCAGAGACATCGTTCGCAGCGTCATTCGGCATGGAGCCTAAGCAGTATAGCGCCAGGGCCAATATAGGGCCTGTGGCGGGCTTTATGCTGGTGCTGCTGGACTTCGTGCGCGGCATCGTTCGCCCTGGCCTCACGATCTATCTGTGCGCGATTACGACCCTAATCTACGTCGAGGCCCGCACCATCATGGCCGGGGTATCGTTCGCCACTGCTGACGCTATGCGCGTCCATGACCTGATCGTAAACACCATTATGTATCTCACGACCACCTGCGTATTGTGGTGGTTTGGCACACGCAACAGCCAAAAACCGCCTGGGAAATAGGGAACGAACACATGAAGAAGCTATTGATGATTGCGGCGCTGACACTTACGGCCCCTGCCCACGCCATGACTATCCAGGTCTGCACAGGCGAGTTCGCTTTATGCGCGGCCAGCCCGACAACCCCTGTCGCCGGTCAGACCATCACCGTTAACGGCAAGGTTTTCCCGCTGGGCGTTGCTGTATGTCCCGTATTGCGCGGTCCAGCGTTTGCCGACATGGACCTGACGGGTGGCTCATGCGCCAACCCCGGTCCCGGTAAGGTCTGGAGCTTGTTTCAGCCCCGTGAAAGTTTCCCGCAAGCGCCGACTTGGGCCAATACCCCAGCAGCGTTTCGTAAGTTCACGACGACCACTTCGGCTGGTGGTGGCATGAGCAACATGTTTTCGTTTCCATGCACTGTGCGACCCAAGAAGGTCAACGGAGCCAAACTGTCTGATTGCTATGGGCCTCTCAACGAAAGCCCGTGGGATGGTGATACAGTGGCGGTTGGAACTGAGATAATGACTCAAGCCCCGGCTGGTGCGGCTGACCCTGTTGGTGGGCCTACGCCGTAAAGAGTAGCTTCACCTATCCAGCATTAAGTGAAGCTAGTCGGAGGGGGATTGACCCCGTCAGGCCATCGCTGGTCCGGCAGAAGCGGGAGGCTGACCGGCAGCAGCAAGTGCTCCCATCGGCGGAGCAGCTACAGCGTTACCGCCTTGGCCCCTCATTCCTTCTTCGTAATTAGACAAAAGCGCCTCATCCAACAGGCTCACGAAAGCCTTGCCAACTTCTTCTTCAGACTGGCTCTGGCCTTCGGGGCTTTGCACCCATTGAGAAAACTTTTCCATTACCTCAAGTCCACGGTACATCGCGTTCATATCCCATTTGCTTGGCTGCCAAGGTCTGCATGGACTCAAGGTAGCCGGTCACAACAACCTCAATCAGAGTATCATACTCTTTAGGTGTCAAGTCGGCTATATCGCTTTTCTTTAGAGATTCCAGGTACTCCCCGGCCAGCCTCCCAGAGTCCAAAAGGGCCTTTTGCTCATTAGGGGTAGGATCAATCACGTTGTTCATCTCCATACATCTCATTGAGCAAAAGAACCGCACATTCTGACCTCTTAAACCCTTAACTTTAGGGTCAAACCGAAACCCTTTGGGCATCTTGTGACATATGTGGCAGAGGTAAAAAGGTTCTGGTAACGCGGTCATATTTGCCTTCTTTCTTAACCTCTATACCCAATGGCTTCCGCAGCTCTTTCTTGCGTTCCAGGGCTTCTTTAATGGTCGCTGGGACGGGGGTTCCCCCGTGGCGCAGCCACCATGCCCGAGCCTTCTGACCTGCGAACCCTGGGTGCTCTAAACAGACCCATTCGGCATACTTAACGAACCCGCAGACATAGGTAACTTTAAGGCTAGGGGGCTTACCTGCCTTAACGTGGGTGGCGTACTGGACATCATCGACTTCCAGCCTCTGGATGGGGATAGCCACCGACAGGACCGGCAGGTCGCTGGCCCTAGACACGATCTTAATTTCTCGGGGAAACAGATACCCGCAATCGGGGCATTCCATACACGACAGGTGGACAACGCTCATGCACTGAGGGCAGTCCTTAACCAACGGCCCGTCACTCTCCCCGTCCCGGTCCCGGTGGTCCCTGGGGTTACCCCGAATCTGGTCAATCGGGCCATGCCGCTGGATGTTTCGGGCAAAGTCCAAAATCAGGCAATTCGCCTTATCAGGGTGCAGCCGCATACCCCGGCCCACAATCTGCACAAACAGACCAGCCGACTGGGTAGGCCGCAGGAGGGCAATCATGTCCACATTGGGCGCATTAAACCCTGTGGTCAGGACACCCATCGAGCAGAGGGCGCGGATCTCACCATTCTTGAACCGGGCAATGATGTCGGCCCGTTCTTCTTTCGGCGTATCGCCAAATATGGTTTCACAACTAACGCCTTCATCAACCAGCATGTCAGCCAGATGGCGGCAATGCTCAACTCCCGACCCAAATACAAGCCAATGCCTCCGCTCCTTGCCCCACCCCATAATCTCCTCAACAGCCCGTTGGTTAATCCCCTCAACGTCAACGGCATCTTGTAATTCTGACGCAATGAACTCTCCCCCGCGTGTGTGAACCCCTGTTGTGTCTAACTCCAGATCAGTCTTCTTCGTAATCAGGTTAGACAAGTACCCGTCCTTGATCGCGTCAAGGACACTGTACTCGTAGCAAATGTCGTCGAACAAAGCGCCGTCACCCGTATGCAGCATCCCGCTGTCCATGCGGTACGGCGTTGCTGTCAGACCAATAATCCGCAGCTTGGGATTGCCAACCTTGAGCTTCTCAAGAAACCGCTGGTACATCGTGTCGGCATTGCGCGGAATGAGATGCGCTTCGTCCACGATCACGAAGTCTACCTTCTGAAACAGCACAGCCTTCTTGTGGACAGACTGAATGCCGCAGAACGTAATCGGGTACTGGTGTTCACGCTTGCCAATGCCAGCCGAGTAGATACCCGCCGGGGCTTTAGGCCACAGCACCTTCATCTCGTCGTAGTTCTGCTTGATCAACTCCATGACATGCGTGATGACGACGATCTTCATCTCGCCATACTCAGCCATTGAGCGTCTGCATATTTCAGATAGCACCAAGCTCTTGCCGGTGCCGGTCGGAAGCACGATTAGAGGGTTGGCGTTATGGCCTTCACCCTCAAACCAGTTGAATACAGCGTCAACGGCTTCCTGCTGGTATGGTCTTAACTTTAGCATTTTCATTCCTTATGACTTTGCCATTACCCAAGGTGTACTCAATCCAACCATCTCCAGCGTCTGTCTGCTGCCCTGGCATGAGATGCGGATTAAACAAGTGTTCGCCACAAGCGGCCCTCTGCTCATCTACCGTAATTGTTTTTGTATGGAACCCGCACATCCATTTGCCGTCTGGCAATGGCGTGGAGTGCGAACAAGTACGGCAGTTAATCTGTGGCAGCTTTTCATCGTGGCAGTTGCCGCCATGAGGACACATCTTACACTGAAACCAAGCAGGGTTAGAGGAGATGCGAACCGGGGGTCTGTCGGCGTTGATGATTCTCTGAGGACGCTCTTTGCAATAGTAGTTCGCTGCATTCTTGTTGTACGCCGTCAGGCATGAAGTCTCGTCCCTGCTGCCAGGGGTGCAGATTGTCATGTAATGCCACTCAAGCTGGAAGTAGTGCATGTAGACTTGCGCTTGTGCGTAGTACTGAAGATCCCAATTCTCAAGAGCACCACTTTCGTTATGCTCGATCTTGGCCTTCATCATCTTGTTGAATTTATCAATGTTAACGCACTTGTGTTCCCACACATGCGTCTTGTGCGGCTCTTGTCCAACGCCATCAATCAAGCCGTCAAGGTGACCGCGCAGATGTCCATCTTCAAAGCCAAATTGGTTGCCGTCATCGTTGTGCGTAAAGAGCTGTATATCGCCCACCATCTTCAGCCGCTCTGACATCACCCCTTCGCTGTGGTGACCGTCAGCAATCGCCTTGATGGACCGCGCTTGCATCTTCTCTTTTGTTACCCAATGGAAGCTGTTCCAGATCCGCCGTTCACATTCAGCACCAATGCCAGACGCACCAAGGTAGCCGCGCTGCTCGTCGCGGTGACGCAGCTCCAGCTCTCGGTTCATCTTAGCAAGCACTTGATCAGGCATATCTACAGCGACCATTTACTTCTCCAGCACCAGCATGGCGTTTTCTAATTTCTCTATCTCAGAAATAGCACGGCGCAGTGACTCCAACTCAGAACCAGCGTCCATGACCCCATGCGCGTCGCGGTTCTCCAGAAACATGCTCGCCATGCCCCACGCCGCTTCCTCGCGCTTGCGGAGGGAGGACAGTAGGTCTTCAATTGGGGTCATCTATTCCTCCTGCGGCGAGGCTGCGCGGGGGGTACGACCCCAACGTGCTGGCTTCTTGTCTGGGTTATGCGCCAAGATATGGCATGACCGGCATAGCCACTGTACCTCAAGCAGCTTGGTGTAGTCGTCGTGATGCCCGTCTAGCCGCTTGGGTTCCGCGTTGCAGACCTGACAGCGGGTTGGCTTAATAATCAAGCCGCGATTAATTGCACTTTCCACAGCCTTATGTGCGGCACGTTTCTCTTTGTTTTGCTGTACCCACTCAGCCGCCCGCGCACTGCTCTTCGCCTTGTACTCAGGGTTGATGCGCTTGCGCTCTTGGTACGCAGCGTATGCTTCGTCACTGGTGGGCTTCATCACTCCTCCTGCGGCGAGGCTGCGTCGATCATAGTATCCCACACAGCAGCATGGGCCTCGGTGTTACCAGCGACCACCATGCCAGCCTCACGCAGCATCTCAGTCGTCGGCACTCGCATCGCCCGGATCACGGCGCGGGCGACTTCAAAGCGGTCATCGCCTATTCCCCACCCGGCCATTGCGGACATTGCGCGACTCTCCATCTCGGTTGGTTTGCGATGACTTATTGGAAAGAAAAGAAAATCATTTATTGTGCAAGTCATCAGATGTTTTGCGGGTTGCCCATCTTCCCAAGAGACTTTGCATTTAGGGCAGCGTTGAATGATCATGTTTTTCATAAAGAAAAGCCGGGGGAATTACACCCCCGGCCCTCTTCCCCCTACTTGCGTTCCCAAGGCTTAGGCTTGGCTGCCCCCGCAGCCGCAGCCGCCGACGAAGCCACTACAGTCAGTGTCTTAGTCCCGCCAGTCACGGGGAAGTACCTGATGGAGTTCTGATCTTCTCCAGTGGTTTTCCGCGTAGTGATAGAAACCTTGATCTTCATAGGACGGTTATGCAGAACAGAAGTATCGCGGAACTGATCTGTGTGACCAATCGCATCAAGGATGTCTTTTAATGTACGATTTGCAATGTCCACAGCCGTTTGGTTGGTGTGTTTAACATTAAGACGATCCGTTACTGATCTACCAACTTGTGGGCCATCAAGAATAGTCATCTTCAGCTCGATGAATTTTCCAAGTCCGTCTTTCGTTGTTTTGTAATCGCTTTCTGTTATCTCAGCGATGTATTCGCCAATCGGTATCAAGCCAAACTTGCTAGGTTCAACGGTGGTGGGATCAAAATCAAAATCAATTAAAGCCATTGTTATTCTCCTTGAGGTTCCATTGCAGTTGCCAGTGCCGTTGAAAATGCTTCGTAATCAAGCGACATTGTATCGGGAAGCGGCCATCGTGATTTAGCAACCCAGCCGGGACGCTCTTGAGTGTGCAGAACACGCTCACCAGCGCCAACAGCACGGGTCTTTTTCTGGTTAAATCCGATATCGCTCCTCTTAACAGTAGAAACTCGGTAATTGCAGAACATCAGCAAATCACACCATTCACTCAGTAGGCTTGCGCCACCCTTGTGCATGTCCAGGGTGTACCTATCGTAGCTATCGTTTAGCGGATCGTGAAACGTCTTCACCTGTGTATGGGCCAGCAAAATTACGCCCATGTTCTTAACATTACGCAACTCGTCGAGCTTCTCTAAGATGAGGTGCCACAGGTCTACCGCGAACCCGAAGCCCTTACCAAAGCCAATCTCATCAATGCTGCTAACTTTATGATTCGCAGCAACTTGCTTGAAGATCAGCTTCTCTAGCCAATCGGCACTATCAATCACGACAGTGTTGTACTCGTGCTCTTCGCTACACAGACTGTCTAGTGCTTCCATTACATCGCCAAATGACTTTGACAATGGAAACGCCGTGACGTTCAGAGCATCCAAGCCTTCCTCAGTTTGTATGAAGACCGGCTTGTCGGCTTGTGCGGCGAAGCTGCTCTTGCCCACCCCATGAGTGCCATAAACGACCATGCGAGGAGGTCGGATAATGCTCGTCTTGCGAAGCGATTGTAGATTGATTGCCATTAGTATTCCTTTCTCGTTACGGTTACAGAAGTTTTCGCTGGCTCAACAGTCATTGCCTTTGCCAGTTTCTTGTAGATAGCAGTATCATTCTCTTCCAAATAACGAAGACCTTTCAGATCCAGTTCGCGCTTTACCTTGACGGGCTGCACTTCTGTGGGGATACCCAGCTTGTCGAAGACATCCCAATCGACCTTACGGTTCAACCGACCCGTAATGGCAATCTTGAAGTCTTCAATGTCGTGAGTCTCTGAGCCTTCTTCTTTGGCTCCAAGCAACGCAATCAGTTCGTCTTCGATACCGACACGTTTCTTGTTGGCTTGCACCTCCTCCTTCTTTGCTTCAATCCATTCGGAAGCAATGATGCAGGCAGTGCGATTCTTGATGTTCATTTTCATTACCTTTAATTTGTATATTGACGTAACGGAACGGAGAGTGCCATAGTCCGTTCCGCTTCGTCAACAACATTTTTGGAGAAAATTGTGAAACTTAAAAACTGGATGAAATCTAAGGATCTAACGGGTGCGGGGTTCGCAGAAATGCTTGATGTCAGCCCCGCAGCGGTGTCGCGCTGGTTGGGCGGCTCTCGTATTCCATGTATGGCGCAGATGCAAGCTATTGAAGAGCTGACAAAAGGAAAAGTGAAGGCCCAGGATTGGTACAAATGAGAGTCAGCTTTACTATACCAGGACAACCTGTAGCGAAGGGACGCGCTCGTATGTCTATCCGTGGTGGTCATGCGATTGCATACACGCCACTCAAGACCAGAATGTACGAGAACCAAGTCGGTGCATATGCGTCTCAAGCAATGCTAGGCCGTCCACCTATGTTCCAGGCTGTTGCGGTTACCATCGACGCTTACATGATGATCCCGCAGTCTTGGTCAAAGAAAAAACGCCAAGATGCTATTGAATGTAAGATCTGGCCTACATCACGACCAGACCTAGACAACATCATCAAGGCAGTCTTAGATGGCGTTCTGCGTGTAGCAATCGTAGATGACAATCAAGTCGTTCATCTCGTTGCGCGGCAGCTCTATTCTGAAATCCCGAAACTGTTTGTCGAAATAAAAGAGCTGCAATGATGTCAAAGTTTTCTGACCATGCAACCCGCTTAGTCGAGCGGGGATATTCAGTTATTCCAATTATACCAGGACAAAAGCGTCCGGGGGAATTCAAGTCAAATAATTGGACCGGCATGAATGGCTGGCAGAAGTTCTGTGACTGTGTGCCAACAAAGTCCGACCTCGAAGCATGGGCGCAGTGGGCAGATGCGAGCCTGTGTGTGGCGTTGGGCCGTGCGTCGAACCTCACAGCGATAGACTTTGACTACGGCAGCCCAGAGGTCCGCGCTGCTTTGGAGGCATGTCTGCCACCATCGCCGGTTCGAAAAATGGGGGCCAAAGGCTACACATCTTTCTATCGCGGGTATCCCTCGACATCCAAGAAATACTTGATCGACGGTGTGTCGGTCATCGAAGTCCTTGCCCACGGCAAGCAAACTGTTCTGCCGCCGTCCCTGCACCCAGAGGGCATGGAGTACAGGTGGCTGACGTTAGATACCCTTGAGGACATGGCCGTAAATGAGTTGCCCGAGATCCCGAGTGACATCCATGAACGCATAATCAAAGCCCTAGCACCGTTCCAGACCAAGGCTGCGCCACTCACAGTCAAGGGGTCTAATGTGAGTGCCAGCTCACAACCGGCGGAGGGTAATGTGAGCCGCTCTGGCGACGATACAAGTTATTGGCGCGACATCAACGACAAGGCAATGGCGAGCCTGGAAGCATGGGTGCCAAAGTTATTTCCTGATGCCACCAGAGCACACGCAGGCAGCTTCAGAGCCGTGGCCCATTGGCGCGGTGGTGAGAATAACAACGTCAGCATACACCCAGAAGGCATCAAAGATTGGGTGACCGACGAGCCAATGACACCACTCGACCTTGTCATGCGAGCCAATAGTTGTGATCTTGAGATGGCTGTGAATTGGTTGAAGGCATCACTCGGTATGCAGACAGACATCGTGTTCGTCGAGGAAGACTTCATTCAGCCAGTAGTCGCAGAGAAGCCAAAGAAGGCAGCGAAGAAAGACAAGAACATCATCCCAATGCCAGATGCCAACACAGCGTTGGGCATGTTGGTCAACCACATCAATCGCACCAGCCTCAAGCCGCAGCCAGAGTTGGCAATCGCAGCCGCACTCTGCGCCATTGGGGTGCTCGCGGGTCGTAAGTATCGCAGCCCATCGAACATCCGTACAAACATTATGACCATCGGCATCGCGGACTCAGGTGCTGGCAAGAACCATGCGCGTGTTATTATCAACCGCCTCATAACAGATACACTCGGCGCGGGTGCATATATCGGTGGCAACAAGATCGGCTCAGGCCCAGGCTTGCTCACCGCAGTCCATCGCCATCCAGCCATGTTGTTCCAGCTCGATGAGTTTGGAATGTTCCTACACGCTGTCGCCAACCGCACCAGCGGCAATCATTATCTGACACAGATCTTAGACAACCTCACAGAGTTGTTCACGACATCCAACGATGTCTTCCGTGGCACAGAGTATGCCGACCAACGCAACCGTCCTCGCTTTGACATCGTGCAACCCAATGTCTGCCTCTACGGCACGACAACACCACAAGTGTTCTGGCGAGCCTTGCAAAGCGGCAATGCAGTAGACGGCTCTCTCGCTCGCTTCTTAGTGTTCGAGAGCAAAGACAGTTACCCCGACAGCCAAGAGTTGATCGAGATCCCCCCGCCAGAAGAGCTGGTGAGCTTGCTGGCGCGGATCATGGAGCCAATTGGTGCAACGGGCAACGTAGGCGCATCGCTCGACATAGGTGGCCTTCCTCCACCGGGGAACCTCGTGACGGCAACGTATGACGACGAGGCTGCGAAGTTGTTTGACGCACTCGACAAAGAAGTCACCAAGACGCTGCGAGATCACGCTGGCACCAAGGTCACATCGTTCTATGCGCGTGAGGTCGAGATGACCATCAAGGTCGCCATGATCCATGCACTGGGCCGGGATCCAGAGAACCCCATCATCACGGCCAGAGACTTCGACTTCGCCAGAGCAATCGTCACCCACTCAATTCAATCCATGATCGACGGCATAGAGCGGTTCGTGGCTGACAACACCGCAGAAAGCAACAGCAAGAAAGTCATGGAGTTAATTCGCCAAGCCGGTTTCATCAGCCGCACCGAGTTGTGCAAGCGCACCCAGTTCTTGGGCCGTGACCGCGACACCGTCATCAAGCATCTCGAAGACGCAGAGTTGATCGAGAAGGTCTTGCAGAAGACCGGGGGCCGTAGCCGCCAGATGTATAGGGTGAAGGTATGACACTCATCGAACGCATCGACGCATACTTAGACCATCACGCAATGGAAGCCACCCGATTCGGGACGCTGGCAACAAACGACAGCCATCTTGTTTTCGACATCCGCAACGGACGCAAACTCAGACGCATAACAGTGCGAAAGATCGAAGAGTTTATGACCAAGGCGGTCGATATGGCAGCTTCTTGATCTGATTCTTCTTGAGCCATTGCTCTATCAGATCGTCTTTCTCTGAGCGTTCAGTCTTGGTGTCAGGAAGCGGTATTGATTTGTTGTCAAAATTAAAGATCTTTATCGCAAAAGGTGGTCTTTTTTTTCTTGGGAAGCTAGCCATTGTTCGCCATCGGTTTTTCAAATCCAATCACATTACGTTCATCGTCATAGACTACGCTAACGTAGTGGCCTTCGAGTCCACCAATCCCTTCGATAGTTTCGTCAGGCTCTAACGCAGCGTCTAACAGCTTGGTGATCATAGGATCGTCCTGCTTGTAAAACAATAAGCCGGGGCCTTCGATCTCAAAGTTGTAGTAGCCGTTGCCGGGGTCATACGCCGTGGCAATCAGAAGCCCGCCAGCGGGGCGTGGGAGCTTAACAGGCTTAGAGGCAACAGCAGAGGGCACAGGCCTGGAAGGCAGCGCGGTGGGCGGTGGGGCTACCTCGGGAGCTTGCATACGTTCTTTTGGAGCAACACGTTTCACCCGCCGTTTGCGGCGAGCTGTCATAAATTGCCGAATGCAGTCGTGTTCGATGTCGGGATACATCCGAAAGACTTCGAGCAAACGGTTCACAGCCTCGGGCGGTGCAAAGCGGCCTGAGATCCAGCGCCGTACCGTGCGTTCAGTTGCGCCCACCACTTGACCAGCCTGGAGGTGCGTTAGGTTGTGCATCGATATCCATTGATCGAGGTTCACGTTTTAAATCCGTTTCTTAATTCTTGGTACAGTTTTGCTGAAGGACCACACGGGCCATCCGTGTCGCGGCATTGCATCGAAGGCATTCCATCCGCTCCCGGAGCGTGGCACTCAGCCGTCGAGTACTGCGGTGTCACGAAATGAGCGCAGCTCATGCAGTATTTTATTTGTTGTTGATCGGTCATTCGCCATCCATTGGGTGCAGATGTTCTTGCGCTACTAACATTCCAAACGATCTTTGGTCACCGAGAGCCTTAGCTTCGTGACCATATAACCAGCCGACGAAGCGGAAGTTAGGCGCGAAGCCTTTAGCGAGAACATATGCTCTCTCGTTGTTATCTCTTGAATACATCAGCAGCCCACCGTTTTCGTGTCGGGTCCATCTCACCTCGGCCAGCTCGCTGTCTTTTGCTTTCACATCAGCGACACCGCTCCAATACACTCCGAGATATTTGCACCATGCCATTTCGGCGCAGGAGCCTTCGATCTCGTTGTCCCAGATGCTTCGTTCTTTCTGCTCTCGGTCTTGTCGCTTGCCGTCGATCTTATAAATACGCCTCCAGATACCTTGCATCGAAGCGAGATACACTTCGCCGGGTGTAAGTCTGATGGTGATTTCGCTCATCTTTCTTGCCTCAATCTTTCCTCATCTCGTTGCGGTACTCCGTAGCCGCAGCTTTCTCGTCGGCAATACAGTCGGCAGAGTGCAACATCATCTCGTCATAAAGCCGCTCGTTCTCATCGACTGCTGACAGTTGATCATGCGTTGCGGGAACTCCGTCGATCAGCATTGAGATCACTTCCACCGTGGCTTCTTCTGGCGGTTCCCCGGCGCAATCGTAAGTTGGATACCAGCCCTTCTGGGCCGGGGTGTAGACGTAAAGAATAACCAGATCGTGGTCGTTCTCGCCATCGAACGAATGCGTACATTTATATGTAAGTTTCACAGCGTTTTCTCCTGAGCTGGAACGCGAGCGGCCCTGGCTTTGGCCTTGAGTTTGAGGTTGGGCTTGCTCATATCGCACCCGCCAATCCACAGTACCCGGTTTCGATTGAACTCGGGTCATCCACAAGCTCTTCATGTGATTTGCAATACCACCTCCACGCCATACATTTTGACGCAATGCAGCTTTGGGTCGCGTCAGTGGATCGAGACATAGGGCACCACATCTCACGCGCTGCTTTTTCTGTCGTAGCGTCAGTCC